ATGAGGGATACTTGATACGTTTTAGATATCATGAACTTAACATTCAAGAAAATGATAAGTATTGCCAAGCAATACTTACTATTTTGTGAAAGTCAAGAGACTTGAATCTAATACCAAGTATCGATCCATCATCTGTAGATACGCCAAATGATGATCAAACTAAGGAAAATATCACTTATGTAATAAATGATATTGCCCAAAATTGATCAAAATTTGGTATAGCTAGAGATGAGTTTGATTACTGAGAGTCATTGAGTTTTAAGCTAATGTGGTCAATGAAATCTGGTCCGAACGGACTAGCTACGTTAACCGCATTTCTTGATTATTGAAATCTGAATGAAGAGGAGCGTGAATGCCTTCTTGACTTATCAAGAAAGCTTCTGCCCTCTTACAACAGTTACAGTAATCAAGATTGGCTTAAAACTTTCTGCCCTGATCCTCCACCGATAGGTAAAGTTAGAAGACTTTCAGCTATAGCTGATTATGAGGGTAAAACCCGAATAATCGCTATTGGTGATTGGCCTTCACAGCAGTACCTGCATCCTTTACATGAGAAACTAATGAAACTTTTACGCGGTATCAAAAGTGATATCACGTACAAGCATCATGAAATTCCTCTGAATGCTTTAAGAATGTGAAACAAGTATACTGAAAACGGTAACCGTTTTCAGCAACCTGTCTCAGTAGACTTAAAATCGGCAACAGATAGAATTCCAGTTGAAATCACAGAGAAAGTCCTTTCTGAGCACTGATCTGATGAAGATCTTGCAAAGAAATGGAAGTCCTTAATGACTTCATTTGAATTCAATCTGCCTGGAGTGCAATCAAACCAACGTGTTCGTTATGCCGTAGGTCAGCCGATGGGCTTATATAGCTCATGGCCGGCCATGGCATTAACTAATCACGTTATGGTTCGCCTTGCAGCTGTTAAAGTAGGCTTAGAAAAGTTTTCAGACTACATGATTCTTGGAGATGACATAGTTATCTTCAATAAAAATGTAGCTAAAACCTATCAACGTTTACTAAAATTTATCGGTGTAGAAACCAATAAATTTGACAGTGTCGAAGGCTCATCAGATCACTCTTTCGAAATGGCTAAAAGGCTATTCCGAAAGGGCCAAGAAATTGGACCTCTCCCTTACAGGCAAATGCATTCAGCTTTTGGGCTGTTTGCTCTTGTTTGTTTTGAAAGAGGATTTTCTGATGAAATGAAAGCTTTGTATCCCGAAGGCCATGTGAGGTATAAAACTCACATAGTCTCGCTTACGGCAGCTAGTCTTTTAGTTGTTTGGAAAGTCTCTCCCAATTTTAGGATTGACACAGACCAAAACGATAAATACGTTAAGGTTGCCCCAAAGAACATTTTAGACTCGCTTACAGAGTTATCACCTCAAAATCCTTGAGTAATGATGACTGCTGAAGGTCATAGCCGATACATTGAATATACAGACATGATATTCAATGCGTGACTAACTACCGAGTCATATAAAATTTATGACTCTTATGAACAAACTACTGCGGTTAAGAAAGTTAACCCCAGACGCTTATTCAGAAGAGCTATAAGTTCTATATCTCCTCGAATTCTTCACGCAAAGCTTCGTGAACCTGATTTCCGATCAAAGTGTTACTCTTGATGTTCATCCTCGTTTATTCAAGAATCTATAAGAAACTCAGTTTCTTTCAGATACATTGAAAAGGCGAGCATTAACACCAAAAGTGATAAGGCCATTTCGGTTGCCCAATACTGTCTAGGACTCAAAACAATGCTAGATGAAATGAGAAACTGAGTCAGTGTCTCATCTCATCAAACATCAATGAGTCGTTTAGAAAGTATTGAAAACCAAATGATCTTAGGTATTGAACGGGAGTTAAGAAAACTTCTTAATGACCGAACTTTAACCCACAAAGATCTGGAATACCTCATAACTTGTAGCTTAAATTTTCGTAAGAAAATTCAAGA